GCAGACCTAATCGCATCCTTACCCTCTAGGCTTTCTTCTGCTAATCGAGTAATAGAAAGACTCCAACCCTGAGAGTGGCTCATAACTAGCGATAGCAGCCCTCTGGCCTTTAGGGTTAGTCGAGTATCCCTAAGCCAAGAGTTTGGTATTTGCGTAAAGTGGTTATCAAAACTGTGGTGGCCTCTAACTAGCGGCATTATTCCTCTCTTTCGGATAAGGCAAAATCTTATAGCGTAATTTTTTTAGCAAAGCCCTTTTTCTAGTTTTTCCTGCGTTGAAATAGATATATCTGTGCTTTCTAGGCCTATCGACCCAGTAAAGTCGATCTCCGAATTTGTCTTTTATCTGTTGATTTGTTAGGCCGTGCGCATAAGTAGCGTGGTGCTGATTCTCTAAGCCTTTTACTTTAGGGTCTCTAAATTTTGCGCTTAGACCTGTATAGAAAAAATTAGCTGCTTGATAGACATACCCATAATGGTTCCGAGAACTGTCGGCAAAACTTACGACTATTTCCCTATCTAGATTCTTTATACTGCGACTAATAAGCCAAGATTCCGCATTTTTAGGCACTTCATCTGAGATCCAAAGCCGGCTTAGTTCGTAGACATTCTTTGCTTCATCTTCTCCACAAATCCCTTTTAGCAAAGTGCTAGAAGCAGGCACTCCATAGATAGCTACTCCGACTATCTGGCCTATCGAGTCAAACATCCCATAAGCTTTACTGCAAGGTGCTCTTCTATGCAGGTAATGGTTTGCTATAACTATTTCTTGCGCAGCTTTAGGCGGTATTTCCTCGACAAAATAATTATCGAGAGTTCCCAAGGCTCTCTCTTTTCTGATAAGTCTTGTATGCCTCGACAGCTAAGTAATCCCTCGCACCCTGCGAGAATCTACCAGCGTGAAAGTAAAGCTGTTTTAGTTCTTGTGTAATGTCTACTCGGTCTTTTGTAGTTAGCACTTTGTATTTAGAGTTTTCTAGTGCCCTGCCTCTAGCATCCCTAGCTATTAGCTCATCTTTCATTTTGTCCCTTTCTAGATTAGATACATCGGTGGAGTGGTCTCGATCTTCCTTCCGTCTTGAGTTAGTAAAAACCACTTGCATAAAGCTCTGTCATAATAGGGCATTTCGAAGCCATCCCAGTTACCTAGCTTCCAACCCATTTCTCTAGCCTCCATAGCTAAAGCGGCATCTGCTTCAATTTGCAGATTTAGCCAAGCGCAAATCCTTAGAAAGTTATCAAATCTATCTAAAGAGTTCTTTGGTCTTCCGCCCATACCCCGATTCTTGCGGTGATGCATTTGCAAACCTTCGGTCGCTCCACAATGCGGACAATGATCGTGAACCTCTCTAACTCGCTTTAGAACTTGAGATCGATTCATAACCGGCTTTCGCTATTTATTAGCTTTGCTTGTGTCGCTAAAACCATAGAAGCAGTTTCTATTGACCTTATCTTCTGCTTTATTCGATTTAGCTCTGCCTTTCGGAGATCTCGAGCTAATCGAGCATCAGCAGACTCTAGGCGAGAGAGCGCATTGCGGTCTGCGACTGTCCCTTCTGCCTTTAGAAAGGATTTAGATTCGGTCGTGTCTAATTCATACTCGGCTTCTGCTAAAGCCCTCTCAGCCTCAAATAAAGCGGTAGATCCTTTATTGTTTTCCGCTATCAGTTCCGCTAGTTGGCTTTGGATTTCCTGAATCATAAAGAACTCCTAATAAAAGCTCCATTATCTCTTTGTTCCAAAAATCGGCCTCACTTTTTTTGCCCTGCATTTTTGCTACTAGATAGGCTTCCTCCAGCTCCTGCAGTTTTACTCTTTGCAAGTGACTCAGCACGATCTTTTATCCTGTCCAGCACCTCTACGGGTGCATTAGCGGCCTTAGCGTTTGTGTAGAGAGTTCTTAGGCTGTCTACATCCTCAAGGCTATCAGCCTGAGCGAGATAATCCTTATTACTTACCTTTTGCATCTCTTCTCGAGAGGCTAAAGTTTTAGGGTCTTTATTCATCGAATAGCCCATTACCATCAATGCCCGGCCTATTGCAGAAGTTTCCGCATTGGGAAGAGCTGCTACATTATTCGCTCCTCCCGTGCCTTCGGTCTCGGAAGCGTAACCAGTAGCTTTTGCCAAATTATTAGCTTGGTCTCCTGCCGATAGATAGATAGTTGCTTTTACGACCCAGTTATTCCTTTCTTGCGACCCGTAAGAATAATTATTTTCCCAATCTGTTGTTATACGACCATCTGGGTAGTCCAAGTGAAACTGGGCTAACCTTTCGCCGACTGTTGCGTATGAATCGAGATCAAATCTCGCCATCTTCTGTCTCCTCTTCTATAAATGACCAACCCTCCGAAATCCAGAAGGCTGATGTTATTCCCTTTAGATAGAAATAGTTCAACTCCCCACTATCTTTCAGGACAACTCCTGAGATCCTGCCTGTCGCAAAAGTTTCATCTTCTCCTATCTTGCGAAAGACTGTTACTTCATCCCCTAAAAAAACCTGCATCGCTTTACCCTTTCGGCTTGTGTACGACTAGATAAGGTATGCCATCTTTTCTAGCCTGCCTTGAGGCTACTCTGAATTTTTTGCCTTGCATTTCTAGGTAGGCGTGTTTCGCTTTGCCCATAGCATCGAGAACTTCTGATTTAGCTTGCCTTAGTCGATTTGCGACTTCATCGTATTCGGCCTGAAGATTAGAAAGGTGGTGTAGACCCTCAATCTCTACCTCTTCATCTGTAATTTCAGGGTGCTGATACCTAACAGCCTCGTAAGTTGATTGCGAGCCATCCCAAGCCGGCTTTTGGTCTGTTTTTAGAGACTCATAAAATTCTTTAGCCCTAAGCCTTTGATTCTCGATCTCAAAATCATCCCTCTGTACCCAAATGTCATACCAAGTCATTCCTGCTACTGCGACTATTACCGCTTTCTCTAATCCGAGTATGTCCATATAGTGCTGAACCTGAGCTACATAACCAGCAGGTGCAGAGTCCCAAGTAGATCTAGCGGTCTTTACCTCGACAACTATCCACTCTCCCGATTCTTTATGCCTAGCTAGGGCATCGGGGTTAGCGTGTCTGAAAGGCAGAAGAGAATCCTGATAAGTTCCCGTTAGGAAAACCTCATAATCGGGGTGTTCCTCTTGCCAGAGTCCCAAAATGGGACTTTCGAAAGCCTTGCCGAAGCGGATAGCCCAATTCTCTTCGATAAGGCTAGGGATCTTGCCCGTTTTCTTTGCCCAAAGAGCGTATGCGGATTCATAAGGGTTTAGTCCCATAATTGTCGAGATGTCACTTCCGCCTATGGAATCTTCTCTAGCCTCGTGCCACTCTGAAGTGCCTGCCTGAAAAACTCCTAGAAGCTTTGCATTTCCGAACTGTTCTGGTGCGTGTATTTCGAACATCTATCCTCTTTCTTCTGTAGCCTTTACCCTATGACTACTCAGGGACATTTTTCCCAGAAGCACTATCGGCTATTGAAGGCGATACACGCCGCCGGCGGTGTTCCCTGCGAAGATTTCCCTGAACTCTTCTATCCCGAAGATATTAGCGAACCAGTAAAGAAAAAGCTAGCGACAATTATCGCTAAAAAGCTTTGCGATACCTGCCCTGTAAAGCAAGAGTGCTTTAGGTATGCGATCGAGTCAGGCCAAAAGTATGGGGTATGGGGTGGGACTTCTCCCGGGGAAAGGTGAAATCCCCTAACCGAGACCTGCTAGGGGATTCTTGATTAGTATAGCTATTTTTTAGTAGCTATAGAAGTCAAAACAGATAAAAGTCCTGCACCTAGAGAAACCGAAGCCATAGCAGCCCAGTCGATCTCGAAAAGCCCAACTGTTCCCGAGCCTAGATAAGCAAGTGCGGCCTGAGCTACTGTCTTGATTGCTCTTTCTCCAGCGTAATTCCAAAAGTCCCAACTAAACATCTATTTCCTCATTTCGATTTTTTACATCTTCATATGTAGCAGTTGCAGTATAAGCCGTAACGATAATAGTTAGAAGCGCAATACCGCCAGTTACTAGATTATTAGAAACTCCTGTATCCCAAAAGAAAGTAATGGCTCCAAAGACAATCATCGCTACCGATAGGCGATAAGCCCCGTAGATTAGTTTCCGGCGAAATCGCCAAGAGATCTTTCCTCGGGTATCTTCTCCGCCCATAAAGAAAAGAGCATCTATTCCTTTACTTAGTGCTTTTTTGAGAAAAACCATCGCTTGCGCTTCCTAGTTCTTTTGTTGTCCCTTTGCGAACGCGGACTGCTCTTGAATAGCGCAGTAGAGATTTTGTTTAGCTGAGGTTGCGGCGAAGATGGCTCTTGGTC